CTTTTACTGGAATTCTATGTGGACCATTTGAAGATGTTCACGGCTTAATTGAACGTGTACTTGATCGTCCAGTTTTTACACATGAAATGGTAAGCAAAGATTTGTGGGAAAAAGTTAAAGAGCTTATTGAACCAGAGTATTTGGCTATTTGTGCAACTAAGGAGCAAGCATGACATGGCCTTTCCCACCATTTCCAAACCCTAAAGACACGGGCAATAAAGTCCCTAAGTTCAATCCTGGTAACCACGAGGATGCACCACTGTGACCAAAGACGAAATCAAAACACACAACGCTGCTGTCGAAGCAATGTTCCAGCAGATCAAACCTATTGTTGAGAGCTATGACAGTTCTGTCGTTCTTAACACCCTGTTGATTACTTTGGCTGCTTGTGGTCAGCAAACCGATTTGGAGCCTGAGGTGTTTAAGGCCGCAGTGGTGTTAGAGCTTGACCGCTTGATGCTGATCAATGCAGAGCGTAAGGGGATGCTGTCATGACCAAAGACGAAGCATTGGACTTGGCGCTGGAGGCGTTGGAGTACATCGAAAACAATTACATGAGTCTGCCGAAATCAGGCAGCGAAGCCATCACCGCCATCAAGCAAGCCCGTGCCCTCGACAAGAAGGCAGAGAACGCCAGAGAGTTGGGGCTGGACTATGAGCCTGTGGCGGCGCTGATTGACGAAAACCAGCGACTGAGGGCCGAACTGAAGTTCAACACCCCACCCGCAGCACAGCGGCAATCAGCACGTAGTGCGTGGGTTGGGCTGACGGATGAGGAAGTTTTTGAGACTCATAAGCAAGTGGACTCAATGCAGTATCTGACATTTGGCAAAGCCATTGAAGCCAAGCTGCGCGAGAAGAATGGCTGGTATCGGCAGCACGTAACAGACGGCTCTCCTTGTTGGTGTGAACCAGAAATCAGCTACACAAACCCAGAGACAGGTGCGTCTGTGGTTGTTCACAAGGAGCCGCAATGACAACACCAGAGCAACTGATGACACAGGAAGAGCTTGCGTTCCGCTGGAAGATCAGCGAGGCCACACTGGAGCGCGACAGGTCACTTAAGCAGGGCTGTCGATACCTCAAGCTGGGCGGCCTGATCCGTTACCGCATTCAGGATGTGTTGGATTATGAAGAAGCCTGCACGCATGAGCCGAAAGCCAAACTCAGGAGTAAGAACAATGGATAAGACGATAGACATGGCCCGTGAGGCTGGTTTGCATATTCCGTATTGGGGTGAAGAAGAAGACCCAAAGAAAGACCCGCCAAGATGGACGATGGTTTCTCCTTTACCGCCGTTGCTCAAAGCCTTTGAAGCCCTTGTCCGTGCTGATGAGCAAGAGAAGTACAAATGGGACATTCACTCATGCGGCCCGACCTGCAAACGCTATGCGTGTGTGGCAATGCGTGAGGCTGTTGAGGCCGAGCGTGAGGCGTGTGCAAAGGTGTGTGAAAGCAGGCCACTAGGAACTGAGTACAACAACGGCAATGCTTGCGCCGCCGCCATCCGAGCAAGATCGAAGGATTAAAAATGATTACACAAGCGGAATTGAAAAACTTGTTTGACTACGTTGATGGGCAGCTTGTTGCAAAAACAAACGCCAATAAACGAAAAGCTGGCGATGTTTTGGGTGCTGCAAACGACAAGGGCTATTTGATAGGTCGTGTCAATCAACGTCTATACAGAGTTCACCGCTTGGTGTTTTTGTATTTTCATGGATTCATGCCGACTCAAGTTGACCATATTGACGGCAACAGGCAGAACAACCGTATTCAAAATTTGCGGCAAGCAACATCAGCACAGAACAATCAAAACAGAATGGCAACCGGAGCCAGCAAGATCAAAGGTGTTGTATGGCACAAGCAGTCAAAGAAATGGGTGGCATCTATCTGCATCAACAGAAAAAGCGTGCATCTTGGTTCTTTTGAAAAGATTGAAGATGCGGCGCAAGTTGCTACAGATGCTCGTAAAAAACTACACGGCGAGTTCGCAAGGGGGAACACATGACCACCCAACTTATTCGTTCCTCCATGAAATTGATGGCTGACGCTGGAGTCGATATTGTTGACATGAAATGGTTTGACATGACTGGCGCAGTTGGAGATAAGCAAAGAGCCAACCTTGATCCGGTGATGACGCATAGACCACCGTTCAACAAATGTTTTGTTGCGTGGCAGGGTAAGACAAGCCACCACCCAAGCTACGAGGTTTTGATGCTGGTGGCGGGAGAAGACCCAGACGAGGGTATTTCTGTGTCCATGTGGAAAGGCCCATCTGGAACACGTTTGCGCCCCATCCCTGCAATGTTTTACTTCATTGAAGGTGACCAGATTCGATATGGTTCCGTCAACGAAGATGAACCCGTAGACAAAGAGCTTGCTGAGTTGATGTTGGCGCAACTTGGAGCGTGGTACGGGGCTATGGATAGTCGCATGGAGGCATACACCCCATCGGTGCGCGACACGTTCACCAACCGCCGCAAGATTCAGCAAGGGAAATTGCCAACCTACGACTGGACAACGGTCTGGATTGAGCCAGCAAAACCTCGATCAGAGGGTAAGGGGGCTACACACGCATCACCTCGCTTGCATGACCGCCGTGGTCATTTGCGGAGGCTTGCAAGTGGTAAGAATGTCTGGGTGAAGTCTTGCAAGGTGGGAGATGCCAGCAAAGGTGCGATATTTCACGACTACGCTATCAAGGAGAACACATGACCTGTAAACACCGCTGGCTGCTGACCCCATCACCACACCGCAGTCAGTACCACTATCAATGCGCTAAGTGCAACCAAGTAGCATGGACCACTATCAAGGAAAAAGAATGAGGCCAGATAGTCCCTGCATAGCAGTCTGCACCACCTTGTATGACGAGGTATGTAAGGGCTGTGGCAGAACCTACATAGAAGTTGCTTTGTGGAACGAGATGGAACAGCACGACAAAGAGCAGATCTGGCAACGCATAGACAAAGAAGCAACAGCTTGGAGATACAACCGATACAAGGACAGGACATGACCTTCCAGGTGATATTTCAAGTTGAAGGTACACCAGTACCCAAGGGTCGTCCAAGGTTTGCTAGGCGAGGTAAGTTTGTCTCAACTTACAGCCCAAAAACCACAGTTGACTACGAAACCAAGGTTTCTGATGCTGCTAGACAAGCAATGGGGTCACAGAAGCCCTTAGAAGGCCCCATAGTGGCTTGTATTTACATTACCCTACCCATCCCATCCTCCTACCCCAAAAAGCGATTTAACGCCTGTTTATCAGGTGAGGAGCGTCCAATCAAAAGAAGTGACATCGACAACTTCTGCAAAGCAATCTTTGACGGCATGAATGGGATTGTGTTTGAGGATGACAGCCAAGTGGTGTCTTTGCATGCTACCAAGGTTTTTGGGACTGTGGGTTTGGTCGAGGTAATGGTTCAAGAACATCTTTTGTGATGGAGTTAATTAATGCGGAAGAAGAGTAAGTACAAGCCAAAGGGTGTACGACTAGACGTAATGAATTGGGTGTTGGCTGGTATGAAAAAGGTTGGAACACTGCCAAATGCTGGTATTGGCCTAAAGCTCAAGAACCATGAGGCCTTGGACTCAATCTTGAAGGGTGAGGGTACAAAAGCTCATGTTGATGTGCTGATCCATGCTTTGAACATGGCAGAAGCTTTGATCCGTATCCGTGATGACTTGGGTGCTGATTGGGCAACAGAGATTAAAGCAGCCCAGGATGCTATCTACACGATGGGCAAGAGAGGTGTTGAGAAAGGTAGCTTTGCCTTTACAGGACCTGAAATGACTGCTGTAAAGGTAGTGATGGATGTTCATGATGCCCAGCTAGACGACTGCACCGTCAAAGAGATGGAAAAAGCTTTGGAGATAGTGCGTGAAGAGATCCGTCTGAAGAAGTGCAGACCAATCATTGCAATGGCATGATTGATTTTGTAGCTTATAATTCAAGCCATGAAACAACGTGGCGGCTCAAGAAAAGGTGCTGGTCGTAAGAAGATCAGTGAAGAAGGAAGGACTATCCGAGCAAGGGTAGGGCCTATCCACGAGCAAGCATTGACACTGGCAGGGAATGGTTCCTTGTCAGAAGGCATTCGCAGATTAGCTGAAAAGCATTGGAGACTAGTGCATGGAGATAAACCCAAACAAAGCCATCCAGTATTTAATGGACACGGCTCCCTTGTACGCACAAGCCAAGGCAAACAGGATGTACCTGGAGGAGATGAGAAAGTCAGTCAAGGCAAAGCTGATGAAGGGTTGCCAAGAGACAGTGCTGGGTAAGCAGGAGATCTATGCCTACGCTCATCCTGACTACATTGAGATCCTAGAAGGGATCAAAGCAGCAGTTGAGCAGGAAGAGAACTATCGCTGGATGATGGCTGCTGCTCAAGCACGAGTTGAGGTATGGAGAACCAACAAATACTCAGAACGTGCTGAAGTTCGCAATGTTGGGTGACAGAAAGGTTGTGATGAATGAGTTGGCTCTTTTCGCAGGTGCTGGTGGAGGCATACTCGGTGGACACCTCCTTGGATGGAGAACAGTCTGTGCCGTTGAGTGGGAACCATACCCAGCTAGCGTACTGTGCGCCCGACAAAATGACGGTCTTCTCCCGCCTTTCCCGATTTGGGATGACGTTCAAACCTTTGACGGTTTCGCATGGAGAGGACTTGTTGACGTTGTATCTGGAGGATTCCCGTGCCAGGACATCTCAGCAGCAGGAAAAGGTGCAGGGATTGACGGAGAGCGATCAGGCATGTGGAAGCACATGGCAAGAATCATCTCAGAAGTGGACCCAGCTTTCACTTTTATCGAAAACTCCCCAATGCTCAGAACAAGAGGACTTGGCGTTGTCCTCAATGATCTTAACTCGCTGGGGTTCGATGCAAAGTGGGGTTGTGTCTCCGCTTCAGCCGTTGGAGCCAACCACAAAAGAGACAGGATCTGGGTTGTGGGCAAGTCCAAACGCAAGGGATTGGAAGGACAGCGGGGCCAGCCAAGGAAAAAGAAAATCACCCAATTTGGGGACGCAAGTACATTGGCCCACACCGAGGACCAAGGGGATGTGTGGAGGCAGTGGCAGTTGGGATTTGCTGAACAAGAACACGACAGTGGAAGAGGCAAGGCAGATGGGGGCAGGGAATGGTGGAAAGCTGAACCCAACGTGGGTAGAGTGGTTGATGGGGTGGCCTCTAGGGTGGACAGACTTAAAGCCATTGGTAACGGACAAGTCCCATTGTGTGCAGCAACAGCATGGAGATTGCTGAGTAAATGAACAACAAACTGAACAAAGAAGAAAGAATCCACTTGGCTTTGGTCAAGGAGTTGCCTTGTTCAGTATGTGATGCTCCTGGTCCTAGTGAAGCCCACCACATCAAGCAAGGACTTCAATACACCTGTGTAGCTCTTTGCCCTGATTGCCACAGAGGACCAGTACTAGGATGGCATGGTCAGAAAAGAATGTGGTCCATCAAAAAGATGGATGAGTTAGATGCTCTAAACAAAACAATAGAGAATCTCTTTAAATTCATTTGAAATACAAAACATATTGGAATCTCAAAACTTTGAAAAACTTTGAGATCCTAAAAATTGGTTAAATCGGTTTCCAAAATACCAAATGGACTTTTTTTGAAAAACCCCATTTTTTTGCCTTGACCTAGGGTTTACCCTGATAGAGTGAAAGTGGGCGCTCACTTCACCTGAAAAGTTAGCGGCGCATGAGACACTGGTGACAATGCCCCTAGAAAGCCATTAAAAAGCCCGTATAGGCCGTTTTTTGTTCTAGTGCATACCTACTATGCCAAAACCAGAAAAATCGATTGTAGGCCCTTTAAATCGTTTTGCTTGAAGTGGGCGCTTACCAACTTAACAAACCCAAAAAAACCCGGAACGAATCCGGGATTCTTTGGAATTGTCAGTCAGATACTGTCGACCAGAACCCAAAAAAATTCAGGTTTGACACTTCGCCATTGTTTAGGGTTATCGCATGAGTGAACAATCAAACCTAATTCATGCACCCCGGTGACTGTCCACAGTGCAGCGCTATCAAGGGTTGTAATCACCCCGATCTGTCCAATTAGGTTTTTAATGAATTCTGTTTTCATGCTGCCACCATTCGGATAACTTTGCCCATTTTCTTGCCATGCGCTGGATATGCAATAAGAGGGATAGATTTATCCCAACATGCCCGACAGCCTGAACAATTGCCACCATGTACATATGCTTCGCAAAGCTTGACACCCTGTGAAGCTTTAAAGGATTCGGGATCAGGGCCAATGACAGAGCCATGTAAGCCTGGAATATATTCACCAATAACGCTATCACTTGAGAATCTAACCATTACGTTATCCAGGCTTTGCATCTCACGCAAAACAAGAGCAAATTTAGGAAATTTATACATTCTTGTCGGTAACCAATGCTTACACCAGGGTGTCAAACGCATAACTTCAAGGATCTTTTCAGCAAGGGCTAGCGAGTACATATCGCCAGAATCAAACCAGCGAAAAAAACGATCCTGGTCTAATTCGTTGACCATATCGTTAACCCAGTCCATGCGTTGCCAATCTTCTCTGTTCGACAATCTAGGGGCTTTGACGTTTGGATAGTTGTAATTCCCTGTAGTGGCATAGCATCCTTTACATGCATCAACCAATACACCAGGGCTAGACAATGATCCAGGGCATGTGTCTAGGGCCTGTAATGACCAGGATCTAGCGTTAAGCTTTGAAGTGTTTGATATTTTGATCATAATATGCATTCCCAATGATTTATTTGATGTGAATAATTTGTAGTTTTCCAATGCTTTGCAGCGCATCAAGCATTTGCAAAACTTGTTTTTTGGGCTTTTGTTGGTCAACCCAGCGAATGGAATAAATGCGAGATTTTTCCCCGGTTAATTGGGCTTTTGCATGGAATCGATCCCACAAAAGCGCCATTGTTTTGGTCGGCTTGCTTTTATCCAGGTTGCATTGTGTTTGTGCACCCTTGTGGGTCTTGTAGCCCTTAAGATTCCCGACAATGTCACCATTACAATCAAAAATGAAAAACATATAAATCTCCAATTAGTAAAACAATGCATCAAGCCCATGTAGCGTAAGAGCGCATAGGATCAATCCACAGATAAAAGAAAAAACGATGTCCTTTAGCATGTCAATCCCCCAGGCGATGTGCATCCCTTGAAGGGACAAATTCTGTTGCTTTGCTGTCTGCTGCATCCGCATGAATGGCGGGTTCAATAGCATCCATGAGATCAGACAAGTCGTCATCAGTGAGAAGCTCGACAACGCTAATCCCGTCTAAAAGAACATCATTTAATTCGGTCTTATAGATTCCGTTTTCATCTGACCAGCCAGATGCTTGAACCCATAGGTGTGCTCTTCTGATCTGATGCTCGAATTCGACCTTAATATCTGGAGGGGTGTATCTCATGGCTTACCTTTCGTGATGGATGTGCGAGCAACAAACAGCCCAAAGCGGGTCACAGTAGCTGTGTCGTAGCAATGCGCCCATTCAATGGCATTTTTAAGAGTGAGAGAGTGATGCACCTTGGTGAATCCTTCGCCTTGTGTCTGATAGCCTATGCGCTTGGCTAGGGCTAGTCTGATCTTGTCTAGCAGTCGCATGTTTACCCTTTCAGGTTTGTTGAACATGTGTCTATTGTGTGTGATTGTGTGCGATTGTGAATAGGTGTTTACCCTAGGTTTGTGTTTGATTTTGTAGCTACAGTGGAATCCGCGAACAAGTAACAGCCCAAAGCAAAGGTCATCTATTCATGTAGGGTAAGACACTAAGACTATGAGAGTGTCTACAGAGGGAGAACACAGAGAGAGGGATAGGTTTCCAGCGCATGGATAGACCTACAGATAAATCAGTAGACAACACTAATCAAACCTTTTACAGACCGCCAAACAGAATCCTATTGCGCCTATGAGACAAATGGTTATGGTTCGTAACTATCCAATGGTTATCACTCATAACTATCTATCGTTATGTTTCATAACTATCCTCAGGCTGTACGGATGAACAGTAGGGTTTACCCTGGGTGGATGGATGCACAGTAGTGGATGGATAGACAGTAGGGTTAGTCCTAGTAGGGTTTACCCCCCCTTGTTAGAAACAGGGGTGCGGTCTGTGGCAGTACAGATTCACAGATCAATTTATAGATACCCCCCCTATCGTCTAAAACAGACCTTGCCCCATCCAAAAAATTTTTTTAGGTTCTGGATTAGGATTAGAATTTGTAGACATTAAATCAAGGAGCTTGAGATGGCTGGATTTCCTATGAGAAGGGCTTTGGAGAAGAAGATTGAGGGGTTAGGGGGGATAGAGTTTGTTACTGCTCATATAGCGCAGGGGATGACTATTGGTAGGTTGGCTGAGTTCATTGAGTGTTCTAGGCCAATGCTTTCTTTTTGGATCAACCATACTGAGGAGCGCAGGACTGCTGTTATCAATGCCAGGAAGTTGAAGGCTGAGAAGTTGGCTGAGGAAGCTTTGGAGATTGCTGACCAAGCGGATGAGACAAGTAATGGCAGTGTGAATAAAGCGAGGTTGCAGGTTGATACGAGAAAGTGGATGGCTAGTAAGCTGGACCCTGAGAACTACGGGGATACTGCCAAGACGCAAGTGAATATCAGTTTGGGTGATTTACATCTTCAAGCTTTGAAGCACATGAAGGCTGAAGTCATTACATTGGAAAACAATGAATAACCCGTTTATTGAATTTATAAAGCTTTACAGGAATGACCCTGTTAAGTTTGTCAAAGAGGTTCTTGGGGTAGACCCTGATGAATGGCAACAGGACTTTCTAACTGCTGTGGCGACAGGAGAGAGAAAGATCTCTATCCGTTCTGGTCACGGCGTTGGTAAGAGTACAACTGCTTCTTGGGCTATGCTTTGGTTCTTGTTGACCAGGTATCCCGTTAAGGTGGTGGTTACTGCTCCTACTTCTGCCCAACTCTACGATGCTTTGTTTGCTGAACTTAAAAGATGGGTTAAAGAACTTCCCCAACCTATTCAGGACCTTCTTGATGTCAAACAAGAAAGGATTGAACTGAAAGCCAGTGCCACTGAAGCGTTTATCTCCGCTAGAACAAGTCGAGCAGAGCAGCCTGAAGCTCTACAAGGGGTTCACTCGGATAACGTCATGCTGGTGGCTGATGAGGCTTCTGGTGTTCCTGAAGCGGTGTTTGAAGCTGCTGCTGGCTCTATGTCTGGTCATAACGCCTTGACTATCCTTTTGGGCAACCCTGTCCGGTCTTCTGGCTTCTTTTTTGACACACACAATCGACTAAAAGACGAATGGTGGACCAAACGTGTGTCTTGTGTTGACTCCAAACGAGTCAGCAAAGAGTACGTTGAGGACATGAAATCCCGCTACGGAGAGGAATCTAACGCCTTCCGTATCCGTGTTCTTGGAGAATTCCCTAGAAGTGATGACGACACCATCATCCCTATGGAGCTACTCGACTCTGCCAAACACAGAGATACCCGTCCCTACGAGGATGCTCCTATTGTCTGGGGGCTGGACGTTGCTCGTTTTGGCTCAGACTCGTCAGTTTTGTGTAAGCGTCAATCCAACGTGGTCCATACCCTAGAGAGGTGGAGGAATCTGGACTTGATGCAATTAACGGGTGCTGTGGTTGCTCAGTACGAGGCTTGTGATGGTAAGAACCGCCCTGCTGAGATCCTGGTTGACAGTATCGGTTTGGGTGCTGGGGTAGTGGATCGGTTACGAGAACTGAACCTTCCTGCCCGTGGGATTAACGTATCTGAGAGTCCTGCTATGGGTGGGACTTATCTCAATCTCAGGGCTGAGTTATGGCACAAAGCTAAGGCTTGGCTTGAGAAAAGGGACTGCAAAATACCGAATAACGAGGATTTGATTGCTGAACTGGCTACTGTTAGATACACATTTACCTCTAACGGAAAGATAAAAATCGAATCAAAAGATGATATTCGTAGACGAGGATTAAAGTCTCCTGACATGGCTGATGCGTTTGTGTTGACATTCGCATCGGATGCTGCCACTATTTCTTGGGGGAAAAGCAGTTCATGGGGTAAGCCGATAAAAAGGCTGATCCGTGGTTTGGTTTGATCCTTTACTGAGAACTTGAGCCACCTAATACGTG